CTTTTGATATACATAAAAAGCTTGTAGAAGAAGAAGGTTTTGATCCTAAATCGGACGAATATTATAAGGAAGTTGACAAAAGAATAAGGGTTGAATTTCCGCATAAATTTGATAAGATAGATTCAAATTCTACAGAAAAGGCAAAACCTGCCCAGACTGTAGCTTCAGCGAAACGTTCAGCTAATACAGGACGCAGAAAAACTGTCAAACTCACACCTTCACAGGTAGCAATTGCTAAAAGATTAGGTGTGCCACTTGAAGATTATGCAAAACAATTAAAAATCACGGAAGGAGTATAAGCATATGGAAAAAGAACAAAAAACTTCACGTGCGAGTCAAACTAAAGCTAAAACAGCTAAAAAAGTAGTATGGACTCCACCCTCATCTCTCGATGCACCGAATGCGCCGGCTGGTTACCGACATAGATGGATAAGAGCAGAAGTCATGGGTTTTGATGATACAAAGAACATGGCGGCTATGATAAGATCAGGATACGAGCTTGTAAGAGCTGATGAATATCCAGAAGAAGATTATCCAGTTATGAAGGAAGGCAAATACGCAGGAATGATCGGAGTAGGAGGCCTAGTGCTGGCTAGGATACCAGAAGAAATCGCGAAAGCTCGTCAAGATTATTATGACAAGCAAAACGAAGCTAAAGAAGAAGCTATTAAACACGATATTCTAAAGGAACAGCACCCAAGTATGCCAATCTCACAAGAAAGGCAGACTCGTGTAACCTTCGGTGGTACAAAGAAAAACTAAATTTTTTAGTAATTCCTAAACCAACGATTTAAATCAACCGTGACTGGAGGTCCGCAAGGACAGGTCACAAAAGGAGACATAACTATGGCAAATCAAACAGGTGGATTTGGTCTTAGATCGACTTATACTTTGGGCAGCACACCAGCTACTCAAGGACTTTCTGAGTACCCAATTCAAACCGCACCAGGCATAGGTATCTATCAAAACGACCCTTGTTCCAAACAAGGAACGGGTGGCGCTGATGGGTATTTACAAGATGCTGCTGCGGGAACAATGGATGATGGTGTTGCTGGTGGTACTGATTGGGTTAACAATGCTTCTACTCAACAAGCTCTGCTTGGTGTATTTAATGGTGCTTTCTATATAGATAACACTACTAAGAAACCAACGTGGGCAAATTTTGTAGCAGCTAGTCAAGCTTTCGGTACAAACTACAATACAGGATCATCTGATGGTGTTGGATTCGTTAATGATAATCCTAATCAAGAGTACGTAGTCAAAGCTGATGCAATTTGTGCACAGTCGAATATGATTTCGACTAAAACATTTGCAGTCAACGATGGCGCAACTGGTACTTCTGGAACTGATGAATTGTCTGGACAATCGCTTATCACGTTAGATATAGGTTCAGATACAGCAGCCGGTGCTGGCCAAAAAATGGTTAGTATTGTGAGAGTCACTACCGATCCTTTAAATTCTGATAATTCGCTGACAAATTCTAACGTAGTAGTTAGATTTGCTCCGGGTTCAATCGGAAGCTTAAGTTATTAATCTAAATAGGAGTATATAAACAATGGCAATATCAAGAGCACAACTAGTTAAAGAACTAGAGCCAGGTCTAAATGCACTATTTGGACTTGAGTATAAACAATATGTAAACGAAGCAGCTGAAATTTTCGAAACTGAAAATTCTGACAGAGCTTTTGAAGAAGAAGTAATGTTAGCAGGTTTCGCTAATGCAACTGTTAAACCAGAAGGTCAGGGCATATCTTACGATAGCGCTCAAGAGACTTTCACAGCTCGTTATACAAACGAAACAATCGCACTTGCGTTCGCGATCACTGAAGAAGCGATCGAGGACAACTTGTACGATAGACTTGCAAGCAGATACACAAAAGCTTTAGCAAGATCTATGGCTAATACAAAACAAGTTAAAGGCGCGGCTGTTTTAAATAATGGGTTCAGTTCATCCTACGCAGGTGGTGATGGTAAGGCGCTTTTCGCGACTGACCACCCAACTTTAGCAGGATCTTTTTCAAATGAGTTATCCACTGCGGCTGACTTAAATGAAACATCTTTAGAGCAAGCATTAATTGACATTGCTGCCCTAACTGATGAAAGAGGTCTTAAAATTGCAGCTAGAGGAATGAAATTAGTAATTCCTTCTGCGCTTCAATTTACTGCTGAAAGACTGATGAAGTCTAAAGGTAGAACTGGAACAGCGGATAATGACATCAACGCAATCAATAATATGGGTGCGGTGCCGGAAGGTTATGTAGTTAATCACTACTTAACTGATACGTCTAAATGGTTCATTAAAACTGATGTTCCTAATGGATTGAAACATTTCACAAGAGCTCCATTGAAAACTTCAATGGAAGGTGATTTCGATACTGGTAACGTTAGATACAAAGCTAGAGAGAGATACGTTTTCGGATTCTCTGACCCTAGAGGTGTCTACGGATCAGACATATAATAAATAATTAATTAAGGGGCGGAACACAATTCCGCCCCTTTTTTTATGCAAGGTGTAAAAATGAAGAAATTCCTCGTAAATATTTGGGCTTATGATCATCACGCTAAATTTGAAGTTTTAGCTAAAGATTCTGCCATTTCCATTGAACAATCAATTCTTGACAAACTGGGAGAAAAGAGTGTAAAATGGGAAAATCTTGGTAATACATATCGGGATCAAAAAAGAATAACCTATGAGGAGGTTATAGATGACACAAGACCTATACAATACAAAGAGGTCCTTGGAGTTAGATTGGCAACAGGAGCACCTGAAGGAAGGTAAATATACTTTGAACATGGGGTATATTGACAAAAAAATTCAGGAAATTGTTAAAGAGATTATTGCCAAAGAGTTTGAAGAATCTACTCGTCTTACTAAAATAGATGAGTCCAAGGCCGAAGTTTCGATAGCCACTTAAGCGCTATCAAAAATCATACAAAACCACAGGGATACCTTGCGCTCTACGCAAATTTCATATATATTTTAATCACTATACAATTAATTAATTGGATATCGACGAGTATAGTCGACGGCCTAGAGACGATATCCCATAATCTAGGAGGATTATAAAATGGCAACAACAACGTTTAATGGCTCGGTAAGATCCGAAAAAGGATTTCAACAAGTCAATAAAAACACTTCAACAGGCGCTTATACTGCAAGAACTCTGGGACTAAAACCAGATCTTACTAGTTTAACTGCTACTACTGTTGCAACATCAGCTACATTAACTTATGCGGCTAATACAATCACAGTTAATGATTTTGACGGTGATGCAGCACAAGCTGTTACTTTACCAGCAGCTACGGTAGGAACTATAGTAGTACATTACCAAACAGATGACACAAATGGAGGAACTAATACTCTTAAATTTACATGTGCAGGAAGTGATGTTTATAGAACTGGTTCTAAAGTGGAAAGTAGAACCGCTGGAGCAGCATCAACTATAGATACATCTGATGCAAGTGAAACGATATTAACGTATACACCTGCGGCGGCAGCAACTAATAGTTTAACTCATGGTTGTTTTATCTATTTCACGTGCTATGAAAAAGGCACTTGGGATTTTGCTTATGATTTTGCTAATGGCGCTACATTTGACACAGGCGCTGCGGCGTGGAGTTAATAAATAAATAAATTACAGTGAGCTCCTTCGGGAGCTCACGATTAAGGAGATAAATTATGTCAAGCGGTTACACAAGTGACCAAACAACCTTACAAATGGATACAGCATCTGTAACATTATTAAGGGCAGCTAGAACTAGAGTTACTTCTATTCAAGGTGAAGGAATAGCGGGTTCTCAATTATTATTACACGACAGCGCTACAACAGGAGCAACTGCAGCAGGTAATTTAATAGCTACTTATAATTTTGGAACGGAAGGATTATCAGTTTACATTCCTGGTTCGGGTATTTTATTTAAAGATGGTGTGTGTGGTACTTTAACTGGATCAGGCGGAAGCGTTACACTTACGATTACTGGCGCGTAAGGAGGATAAATGGCTACTTCGGGAACAACAGCCTTTAATCCTTCAATTGATGAAATCATTGAAGAAGCGTATGAAAGAACAAATGTACGGGGAACTCGAACAGGTTATCAATTAAGAAGCGCTAGGCGTTCATTAAATATTCTATTGTCTGAATGGGGCAATCGAGGAGTTAATCTTTGGAAAATTAAATTAGCTAGTGTTCCTTTAGTTGAGGGACAGCCAGAATATAATTATACTGCCGATACTACAAATTTTCCAACTGACATAAGTGATGTATTAGAAGCTTATGTGAGAAATAATTCAACCGCTACGGCTCCCGTAGATACTGCTCTCTCTAAAATAGGCAGATCCACTTATTCAGCTTTACCTAATAAATTATCAAAAGGAACTCCTTCACAATATTATGTTCAAAGACAAGCATATGTAAGAAATGCAGCAGGCACAATTACAGCTTCTCCTAATATATTTTTATATACAACACCTAGTTCTAGTTTTTCTGGAGCAAGTTATTTAGTTAATTTTTATTATATGGCCCAATTAGAAGATGTAGGTGCTTATACAAATACTTCCGATACCGTATTTAGATTTTATCCAGCTTTAATTTCTGGATTAGCTTATTATTTAAGTATGAAATATTCACCTGAACAATCACCAAATTTAAAATTAATTTATGAAGATGAAATGCTTAGGGCGATGAAAGCAGATGGTGAGCAAACATCAACTTATATTACACCACAAACCTTTTATGGAGATGGAGTATAATGTCAGGAGTTTTTTCTAGAGGTAAAAGATCAATGGCTATTTCTGATAGATCAGGAATGGCATTTCCATACAGAGAAATGGTTAAAGAATGGAATGGTTTTTTAGTTCATTATTCAGAGTACGAACCAAAACAACCACAATTAGATCCACGTTTTCATGGGGGCGATCCTCAAGCATTAAGAAATGCACGACCACAACCAGCAGCTAAAACAAGTTTAATTATGTTAAGTAATAATCCTTTTGAAACTATTAAATATGGAGGAAGTACTTTTGTAAATGTTTTC